ACCTGCCCGACGGCTGGGACTTCGCCGACTGGGTCGACGGCGAGCCCGGCACCGCCACGATCGGCGCTCTCCAGCGGGCACTCAACAACTCCAAGGCGGGATCCCGCCGGCTGTGGTGAGGTCGTGACATCGTCGTGACCTATTGAACCTTCACAGACTCATAGGGATACACTAAGGGCGGGGACTCACGAGGGTCCCCGCCCTTACCTATGGAAGGAGAACATGTGAAGTACGCAACCGCGACGTTCTGGGAGGGCCTGGCCGAGCGCGCCATCTCCACCTTTGCGCAGTCCCTCGTGGGCGCCTTCGGTGTCGGCACCTCGCTCTTCGGTCTGGACTGGAAGGGCGCCCTGGGCATCGCCGGTGCGGCCGCCCTGGCTTCGGCCCTGAAGTCGTTCTCCCTGCCCGAGGAGACCGACCGCGCAGTGGCATCGGCCGAGGTCGAGGGCTACGCCCCGCGCCACGCCTCCGACCTGGCCGGCTGAGGTAGCCATGCTCGCAGCAGAGTCGTCCCCGTCGCCGATCGTCGCGATGCTGACCTCGCCTGACGTGATCGCGGCGGGGACGGCCCTGCTGGTCGCGCTCATCACCTGGCTCAGGATCACGATCAACAAGCAGCAGCAGCGCCTGGAGGAGAGGATGACCCGTATGAGCGCCCACGTCGTGAGGGCTGCCAATGCGGCCGAGTCGGCCTCGGAGGGCGTCCACAACAACCACAGCGAGAATCTGCGGGACGACCTTGACATCAAGTTCGGCCAGGTCCTAGACGGCCTGGCCCGCCTGACTGCCTCGGTCGACGACCTTCGCGAGTCGGACCGGCAGCACGACGCCCGCATGGCCCGCCTGGAGACTCAGATTGAGGGGGTCCGCAATGACGCCCGTACTGATAGGTCCCACCTATACGCGGAGGTCCAGTCATTACATGATCGTATTGATAAGGTAAAGTCTGAGACGAAACCGTTACGTCAGGAGCCCAGATGACCTCCCCCACCGCAACGATCACCGGCCGCGTCGTAGGCCCTGACGGCCTGGGGCGCCTGGGCCGCCTCACTCTCACCCCCGCCAGTCTTGGCGCCCCTCCCCCGGCTAGGGACATCGTCGCAGGTAGGGCCTCGTTCCGCATCGACACTGATGGATATCTAGTAGGCCCGGCCGGCCGGACGGTCACTATCTCCCCCGGGAACTATGAGATAGATCTCAATATCCCGGGGGACCTGGGTGCCCATGTCCTGACAACTCGGACCCTGGCCGACGGTGACGTGCTTAACATCGCCGACCTCCTTACGGCGGCCCCCCGGCCCCCGTCCCCGGGCCCGGGCCCCGCACCCTCGCCGGATCCTGACCCCCGTGGTGTCCGCAATGCGGGACAGCCCGGTATCCTTGAGGCTATCAATAGGTCTAACGTCATAGACCTAGGCAATGGGGTACTCACCTGGAGGTAGACGGCTATGGCAGATCTCACATGGTACAGCCGCGAGGGCGCTGACCAGCGGTTCCTGACTAAGAGTGAGGCGGCCGGCCTGGCGACCAAGTCCGAGGTCACTCAGGGCGACGCCGCCCTGAGCGGCAGGATCGACGCCGTCGAGGCTACGGCCGGGGCCGCGCTCCCCTCGACCACGGCAGCCTCAACCTACGCCACGAAGGCCGAGGTGGAGGCCGTCAAGCAGTCCATCCCCCAGGTCCCGGCGGCGCCCGACCTGTCTGGCTACGCCACGAAGGCTGAGGTGCAGGCCGCCGACGGCGCGCTCGGTCAGCGCATCGACAGCGTCTCCGGAGTCGCCTCGGCCGCTGCCACGAAGGCCGAGCTGGCCCAGTACGCGACCACCGCGGCCGTCGCCGGCACCTACGCCACCAAGGAGTCCCTGTCGGGCTATCTGACCGCCGCTGACGCTGAGAGCACCTACGCCACGAAGGAGGCCTTGGCGCAGGCCCAGCTCGGCGGGGGCGGTCAGGCCCCGGACCTGTCGGGCTTCGCCACCAAGGCCGAGATGCGTCAGGCCGACACGGCCCTCGGTACCCGCATCGATCAGGTCAAGGCCACCGCCGACGCTGCGCTCCCCAAGACCGAGGCCGCTACCGCCTACGCCACCAAGGCGGAAGTGGGGAGCGTACGCACCCTGGCAGAGGGGGCGCTCCCCAAGGCGGAGGCCTCCACCAAGTACGCCTCCAAGGAGGACCTGAAGGGCTACCTCACCTCGGCGACGGCGGGGACCACCTACGCCACCAAGTCGGACCTGGGCGGGGTCCGCGCCGCCATCCCGCAGGTTCCTCCGGCTCCTGACCTGTCCCCGTACCTTCGCTCAGCCGACGCCGCCGGCACGTACGCGACGAAGGCCTCTCTGGCCGACTACGTCACCCGCTCAGACGCCGACCAGCTGTACACCTCCAACGACAACCTTCAGCGCGAGCTCGGTCAGAAGGCCGGCCTGACTGACCTGAACGACGTCACCAGGCGAGTCGACTCCCTCGGGGCCGCCCTCTCACCCTTCAAGCCAGGCGAGCGCTACTACTCCCCCGTGACGTACTTCTGGCCGGACTACTACGACGACGGCAAGCCGGGCAAGACCTCTAAGTGGGCGCAGATCCTGAAGTTCGCCGGCTCCCTCGGTATCGTCATCCTCAACCGCAACAGCGGCAACTGGGATGAGTTCAACGTCGACTTCAAGAAGCAGGCCGAGCTGGCGCTCGCCGCCGGCGCGAAGCGCGCGGTGTTCTACGTCAAGACCCAGTATCTTACGGCCACGCTCCCCGCAGGAGACCCCGGCCGCAACAACGTCCCCAACGTCGACAAGTACACGCCAGACTACATCCTGGGCCAGATCGAGAAGGCGAAGACCCAGTACGGGGACGTCTGTCAGGGCGTGTTCCTGGACGAGACCATCAACGGCTGGGGCGCGCAGGCCGGCCGCATCCCCGCCTACAAGTCCCTGATCGACAGGATCCGGGCCAAGTACGGCAAGGACTTCCTCATCGTCATCAACTCTGGCTCTAACATCTCCGAGGACATGTGCAAGCTCGACTTCGACGTCTGCATGATGTTCGAGAAGGACGCGCCGGCGTTCCTGAACGAGGACCCCGGCACGCCGATTCTCCCGGACCATATGAAGGCGTACCCGTCCACGCGCTGGTGGGCCGTCGTCCACGGGGTCACCTCGGAGAACTACCGCCAGGTCTTCGACAAGGCCGACAAGCTCGGCATCGCCCACCTGTACATCACGGACGGGCAGCTGCGCGAGGACCCACAGCAGGGCGGCCAGTGGGAGCCTGTCGGCAACCCCTACGCGAACCCGCCCTCAAACCACATCCTTGAGCTCGTGGTGCCGTGGCTGAAGGGCTACCTGCCTCTGAAGCTGGAGGTGGACGACCTCCGGACCCGGCCCAAGGTTCTCTCGCTCGGTAAGCACGAGGCAGTCCCGGCCGGGACGCCCGCAGGAACGATCATCGTCAGGAAGGACGCATAGTGGCAGACAGTATCCTCCCCGCACTGGGGGACTGGTGGTGGTCCCGGGGGAAGAGGCAGGGCACCTCGGTGTACCTGAACGCCGGCGCCTCTACCACCCCCTACGACGGGGCGGCCGTGCCGGTCGGGTCCCGTAAGTTCACTATCGAGGTCGCCTACACCTCAGGCAACGCGAATCGGCTCGACGTCCGCGTCAACTGGTTCAATGACGCCAAGGTGAAGGTGGCGGGTCCTTTTGACATCAAGACCTTCGACCTGGCCTCCTCCCAGGGTGGGACGGCGCTGCTGGAGGTGGAGCTGCCGTCCAGCACCTACCCGAGGTGGCTCCCGTCTCTGCTCGTCCCGGCCAGCGCTCACGACATCCTCGTCCACTCGCTGAAGGTCTATGAGACCCCGGCCCCGGCCCCGCAGGGGCCGACGACTACCGTGTGGAACGGAACTGACGAGATCGGTGTCGTCGTAACCGTGTGGGACGGCGCCAACGAGCTTCCAGCTACTGTAGAGATTCAGGCCTAAGGAGAGACATGGCAGACGAGAAGCCTCAGAACGGGTACTGCGGGCCGTCGCAGGTGACGATCAACATCGGCACGTCCGGCGTCAAGATCAACGACGAAGGTAAACCTCAGGAGGGCCTGGACCCGGCCCAGTACGTGACCCGGAAGGACTTCCTGGATGCGCTGGAGCTGCGGCCCACGCGAGACCAGATGGAGACCCAGATTGCGGGCGTCCGCACGGACGCGGCGAATGCTTCCGCGGCGTCGGTCGCGGCTAAGGCTGTCGCGGAGGAGGCCCGGGCGCGGGCGACGTCGGCTGACAGCGCGTCGTCAGAGGCATCCACCAAGGTGAACGCCCTTTCGGCCACGGTGGCGGCCACCCCGCGCCTGCTGCGCCTGGACCGCGGGGCTCTCGTGCCCGAGGGGACACCTGTCGGCACGATCATCGTGCGCCCAGCCGCCCCGATCAGCTCGGGAGAGAGCGCCTTCCCGCCCGTGACCGAGTGGCCCGGCGTCACCGCCTCCCCTGCCGGCGATGGGGTCATCGTCGACAAGGAGCACACCCCGCTCCACCCCAGCCCGGAGCAGATGCGCTCTGCGAAGGGTACGTGGGACATCGAGATCCGCTACTCCTACCGCGGCTCCGGCGAGGGCGATGAGGAGGCCATGGTGCCTCTGCGCATCGGACGCCTGTGGGCCGCCGAGGACCTGATCGAGGTGCGTCGCGGCGAGGAGTTCGTGAAGTTCCGAGCGTTCCCTGGAGACAACAAGCTCTACAAGGCGAAGATCACCCCGATGGAGATCGACAAGCACATCGGCATGTTCAAGTTCGCCGAGAAGTGGGGCCCCTTCATTGAGGCCCATACTCCTGGCGGCGTGCCTGTCGTGATCCACGACATCAAGGTCACGAAGGCCGCCTGAGACGCTGGAAGGCCCCC